CTTGATGCCAGCGCTACGGGCGAGGTAGCTCTTGCGGGCTTCGGCCGAATAGTTGTGACCCATGCTGGCATCGCCGAAGTGGACGACCTTTACTTCGTCGCCCTTCTTGGCAAGCACCATCTTTTTCTTCTTAGGGTTCGTAGAGGCGCGAGGCTTGTTGAAACCGGGATAGCTTACACCCCGGTAGCTGATGCCTTTGCCAGTGCGCTTGACGTCAGATGCTTTGGCCATCAGGCAACCCCCGCGTCGTTCTTGATCAGGATGCCTTCCAACTGGATGGATCCAGGAGCAGGGTTCGACTGTCTAAGCTGCCACTGAACGTCTGTCTTTTCGACATACGCACGGGGAATGATACGCGTTGAAGCGTAAGCTTGGGTAAACGGGGCAGAAAGAACAACAAGCGGGGTTGTTACGCCCCCGGAGATGGTCTGCGAATATACCCGATAGGTGCAATACTGCGAGCCGTTGTTCGTCGTAAAGGCTTGCGCACGAGTGAGATAGAAGGTGTGGCCGGCCGGAACCGTGTAGATGCTTGCCTGACTGCGACCCGTTCCAGCGTTGATCTGAGCGTACACCACACCGCTGTTGGCGGCGGTGATGTTTCCGACCGTGGTTCCGGACGTGATCTGCATCGCGTTGATGCGGAAGAATGTCGCCGTCCCGGAAGTGACCGTACCCGTAGTTCCACCAGAAAAGGTGACGGTAGCGGTCTTCACCTTATAGTCAGCATCCAATCCGAAAACGCGCATGGTGCAGGTTTCGGAGGACGAGCTGGAGAACGTCATCGCAAGAGCCGATGCCGGGAAGACATACGCTGTGTCGTTAGACTTCTCCCACACCGCACGGAACTGATCACCGTGCAAGGCGTTGTAGCCCTGCACGTTCACTTCGTTGTGCCAAGAGATTTGCCCCCGAGCTAGTTGTAGCTCGAAGGGCTCGTTCTTACCGCACTTGGTTGTTGAGGACGGCTCAGCCATCTCATCACCCGTAGGATTTAAGGACCTCGATCACCACGGTATACCGGTCGCCGTTTGTGGCTCCGACAGTGGTGAACAGGAGATCTCCCGTCTTCCCGGTCCCCGCGTTGTTGGTGATGCCACCAAAGCGCGAGAAGTCGAGGGAGATGAAGTCAGCTTCACCAAAGGTCAAAGCCACTACGTCTGTGGTGGCATCCCAAAGAAGATTGAGACCCATTCCAGCCGTCATGGCGTCAACCCGCTGGATTGACATGCCCGTGCAAGGCTCACCCTGAAAGCCGTTCAAAGCGGACACGTCGATCTTAACGACGCCCGATTCACCTGTGCCATCAGAAATGTTGGTGAACTTGAAGACGGCACGTTGAGTGCCGTCAACCAAGATCTGCGAGGTTACTGCGTCAGCCATGTTGGCCTCCTGCTAGAGGGAGCCGGTTACGAGGCCGAGATAGCAGCAAGCGTGTCGCAGCGGAGCCAGTTCGTGCCGTTCGAGAACGCAACAACCGGGGAACCGGCGGCGCCGTTCGAAACGTAGATCAGGCGACGAGCGTTAGCCGAAGCGGAGGGGACACCAGAAACGGTGTAGGTCGGGAGAACCACGCTGCCCGTGACGTTGCCGGTCACGTTGCCCGTGACGTCGCCAACAAAACCATTCTGCGAGGTAACTGGACCCGAAAAAGTAGTCGAAGCCATTTGCTTCACTCCTGCACGATGAGGCCCAGTAGTCTGTGCAGCGTCCGCCGGGACGGTCTACGGGGCCGGATTAACCCGGTAAAAGACAGTGCCATATCTGGCAGACAAAAGAAAGGGCCCGCCGAAGCGGGCCCCCGTTTTCGTTAGGCAGCGCCTTCCGAGCCGTAGATGGAACGGAAGTCCGACCAACCGAACGAGTAACGCTCACGCGCCTTGTAGCGCACGTTGCCCGTTTCGAAGTCGCCTTCCATTGCCGTCTTGATCGGCGAACGGACGAAGTGCTTCATGCCGTTCGGAGCGTCGGTCTTGACAAACCAAGCATCCGGATCGGTCAGGAAGTGGTTGATGACGTAGCCCTGCGGGAGCATTCCCATGCTCTTCATCGCGTTGACGTCGTTGTCGGCAGTACCGACGCGGAGGTCAGACACGAGGATACGCTCAGCGGTGAACTGGAGCGCCGGAGGAACGATCAGCTTCATGCCGCGGAGGGCAATCTTCAGACCGCGTTCGTCAACGAAAGCCGAAATGTCGATGAGCGCCTGCTCAAGCGACGTTTCGTTCAAGTCGGCCGGAGTGGCCGGCTCGTTGACGACGTTGCCACCACCAACCGTCGGGTGAGTGCCGCAAAGCTCGACGCCGTCGCCGCCCTTGTAGGACGAGTTGAAAGCGTTGTTGAGGATCGCAGCGGCCTTCACCTGCTTCGTGTTCGCCATGGAGCGAGCAAGAGCGCGGGTGTAACGGGCCGAGAGACGGTCGTAGAGGTTGTCTTCGACAGCTTCTTCCGTGATGGCGAATGCGAGAGCAATCGTCTCATGGGTGTAGCGAGCCGTCCAAGCTTCGCCAGCCGTGTCGTAGGAGACGGCAGCGCCTTCACCCTTGACCGGAGCCTGACCAAAGCCCGAGAGCATGACTTCTTCTTCGAACGCGCGGTCCGAGCTCTCCGTGTCGAAGATCTCAGCATGCTCGTTGTCGTAGCGGTCATACTCAAGACCGAACAAGGCATTAAGGCCTGGTTCCAGTTCTTTGAGAAGTTGGGAACGTGTAATAGCCATCTGTCAAACCTCCGATCAGACGCCCGCACCCGTACCGTTAGCGCAGTAACGGTAGAAGTGGTTGTTGATCATGACGATAGCCAGACGACCCGCTGCCGTTGCGTCATCGTTCGAAGGAGAATCTTCGAAGCCGATGATGCGCAGGTTGAGGGTGTTCGTGGTGTTCGCCGTCGAAACTCCCAGTTCGCCATACGACATACCAGAGGTCGCATTGCCGCTGGTAGCACCAACAAAGTTGGCGTTGGCATTAACAAGGGAGTCAGCCGCAGCCGCATCGCAGTTGATCAGGAAGAGCTGATCAGGGTGCGCAGCGACGAGTGCCACAGCTTCCGTGCCGGCCATCACAGCAGCCGTTCCAGGCCACTTGTTGGCGTAGGTCGGAGTGCCGTTGAGGTCAGTGTAGTTGCAGCCGATGAACGCGCCCAGAAGAGGGACCGTACCACCATTCGCGTTGCCGACGATGTCGATAAGACCGTTAGCCAACGGGATCACCGGGGTGCCTTCATAGATGACGCTAGAAGTGCCCGCGGTACCCGTCGTCTGGATCTTATACGTGCTAACACCGTTGGTGTTAGCGCCTTCGCCGAGCATCTTATACGGGCGGAGCCCGAAAGCGGCATCGATATTTGCCATTGCTCAGATCCTTGTGACGTTAATCGGAGGAACGATTTCCCCCGAAGGTAACCCTGCTTTGCCGCTCAGGTTTGCTGATCGGCATGTTGGGATTGCTCTCACGCATCAGGTCGTTGTCTACTGCAGCGAGCTGTTCGCTTGTTTGACGACGGTAATACGAGTTGCGTTGTTGTGCGATTTCGAGAGGAATACGGGCCAACACAAGCCCACCAACTCCAATGATCCCGGCATGTTTGCCGTCTTGGACGGTGGGGAGTTCCCAATCCGGATACTCCTCGGCGCGAACTAGCTCAAAGCCTTCGCGAAGTCTTGCGGATAGATTCTTCCGGTCATCCTGACCGTTGACTTCCATACGGATCCAACGGTGGGCATATCCCTCCGGTGCAGGAGGTGCGTCCAGTGAGGACGGGGGCTTCCACGCTTTGGGGCGGGAAGACTTGGCACGGCTGGTTTCAGCACGCGGGGTACGTTCCATGTTCGGCTCCTTCTTCAACGAGCGAGTTTCTGAAGTTGCCGCGCATAGTCTTTTACACTAACTCCGAGCTTGCGGGCAATCTCAATTTGTGAACGGGTCAACTTCACCTGTTTAGGGTTGCTGTCGGACCGTGCGGTTGGACGGGCTGATGCCACCGCCGTAGGTGCGGGTCGTTCCACAGGTTGCTCCTTCCGGAACTTGTGCGGGAACTCACCACGAATACGGCGGTCCAGCTCGGAGTAGTAATCTTCGCTAGACGGATCGAAGCCTTCCTCTTCCACAAGCTGGCTGTGGATGACGAAAGCTGTGGCCGTCATGGCTTGGTCTGCACCAAACCATTCATTGCGTTCGGCCCATGCTTCGGCACGAGGGTCGGGACGCGCGGCTTGTCTCTGGGGTTGGGGCGCCGGTTGCTGCGCTTGAGGCTGAGCTTGCGGTTGAGGCTGAGCAGCGCGTTGCTGTTTAGCGGTGCGCAGCTTGTCTTCCTCCAAGGCCAAGGCGGCGAGCTGCTTCTGGGCTTCGATCTGCCCATCCACGTCTCCCGACTCGACCGCAGCTTTCAGCTTGTCTGTGACGACCTGCTGCTGAGCTTTGACACGGCTCTCATACTCAACGACCAAGGACTGATCGAGTTGCTGAGCCTTCTGTTTGAAGGACTGGTTCTCAACCTGCAGGCTTTTGGCGTACTCGATTGCCGCCTGCTCTCGGCGTTCGGCCTCGCGCATCTTGAAGGTCAGCTTATCGATGCGCTTTTTAACCGCATCGCTGATGCCAGAAAGATCTTCCTCTGACTTCTTGGGCTCTTCCTTCGGCTCTTCGGCTTTTGGCTCCGGCTCTGGGGCCTTCTCCTCTTTCGGCTCGGGGGCCGCAGAGGCTTCTTCCTCGGTCTCTTCGATGACCTCGAAATCGTCTTCGTCTTCCTTTTTGAGAACTTCAGTCTCAGACATATAGATCTACCTCTATAGCGCGGCTCAGACGTTCAAGACGTCTTTCGGATCCGCGATGGTTGCGATGATCTCGTCATCGTTGAGGATGCGGACTTCACCGCCCTCAATCTTGAAGCGGGCTCCGGCATAGCGACCGAACAAAACCCAATCACCCTTCTGGCACCACGGGCCTCCGGGGAACTTGTCTTTGTCGGTGTAGCAGTCGGCACCCATGTGAAGAACGTAGCCGACAACCGTCGCCAACGTCTGACGCTCCACGTACTCATCAGGGAGATAGACATTCCCCTGTGTCTTGCCTTGACCCCGGAACGGGAGAACAAGCATACGCCAACCGGTCGGCTTGGGAAGCCGTTCGATTGCCGTCATGTCCATCTTTGTGGGGTCGAGGTAGAGTTCGTCCTGTTTAACGTAGGCCGACTCTACGGGAGAAGCTTCTGCCTTCACTTCTGGCACGGCGCTCTTGGCCTTCACTTTCCGGGCTACATGCTCCGGCAGGATGAGTTCACTCATCGTCAATATCACTCTGCTTTAGCAGAAGGCGGATCTCAGATTCAATTTCGTTCCACGCTTCGAGCTTTCCCCGAAGGTGACGAAAAGCGGCGAAATCGTTGACACTGCCTTCTGTTAAAGCCTCAACGACGAC